TAATGAAGACCTTGCTATTAAGTTTTCAAATATGGTAAAAAATGTTAGTAAAGAAATGGATATTTTAGCATATCAAAAAAATGAAAATAATTTATTTCAACAAAAAGAAAATGTACATTTAAAAGCAATAGAATGAAAATATTTTATATAAAATTCATAAACAAATTGAACATAAATGTTATGTATTTGTCAAGGAAGCTAACGGAATATTCGTTAAAGATTAGTTTGAAATATATTAATAACACTATTTAGAACCATTCTAAACAATCCTGTACATTTGCAGAATTAAATAACATTTTATATAATTGTAATTCATTTGAAAGCCAAACAAACGAAATTTGCACCCATAAATTTACACGTTACGGACGGTTTGGCTTCCTAAATGGCGTGTTTTTTTTATGGGTGTTTTAATTTAAAATCATTATGAAAATTCAAGTTTTCACATCAAATATAAAGTCAGTAAGACCAATTGCAGAAATTGATTTTGATAGATTTATAAATGCGATAGGACAAATGAAACCCGAACTTAAAAAAGTTTATGAGGACATTAAACAGGCTGAAATTGATGGAGACTTGAAGAAAAAAGGAGAATTAAAGACAAAGCTATATTATTTTGTTCCGTGTGTTTATGTTGACCCTAAAGGAAGAAGGTCTTATAAAGATATTCAAACATTTAACGGAATATTACACTTGGATTTTGACCATATAGACAATGCAGAGGAGTTTAAGTATTATTTATTTGAAAAATACGATTTTGTAATAGCTGCTTGGGTTTCTGCAAGTGGAAAAGGAGTTAAGGCACTAGTTAATATTCCTATTGCAGAATCAGTAAAAGAATTTAAAGCATATTTTTGGGGACTTGCAAAAATTATGCAACAATATAAGGGTTTTGATACTGCACCGCAAAACGCTGTATTGCCTTTATTTTTAAGTCCTGATGATAATATATTGTTCACAAAAGATTATTCAATATGGACAAAAAAAGGAGTTAATCCTAAAGATATAGTAAGACAAGCGGTTGTTTTTAAACATGATTATTCCAAAGATGAAAAATATAAATCGTGGGCAATTTCAAACACAGAAAAAGGAATAAAAAAGATTTTTGACAATGGACACCCACAATTAAGGGCAGCAGCATTTAGTTTAGGTGGGTATGTTGGTGGTGGTTATATTTCTGAAATAGAAGCTATTAGTTTAATGGATAGTTTGATTAATAGTAATTATTATTTGTCTCAAAAGCCTGAAACTTACATGAAAACAAGTAGAACGATGATAAAAAAAGGACAATTTTTCCCAATTAATTTTTAAAAAAGTATGAAAAATTTAGATAAAAAATACAATAAAATAGTAAATAAATATTGCAAAATATTTGCAAAGAAACATGAAATTTATTTTGATGGGTGGGTAGCCGATAGAGTAGGAGAAATTGCTAATTTTGGAGATTATTATTTTGATTTTCGAGAAATTAAATTTTGCATTGACAAAGATATTTCATTTGATTATTTAAGTGATTGGTATTTTTACTGTGTTGAGTTTCACAAAACTGCGGATTATAATTTTGAAAGTTATTGCAAATTAAGACAAGATTTTGAATATAAACAAGGATTTGGATTTGTTTTGTTGGAATTTGAAAAATATTTATTAAAGTTAAAATTAGAAAGTAGTTATGATCGAATTTAAAAAGCCTGAATACAATCCTGATTACAACCCAGTTGATTACTATAATGAGTTTAAATCAGAACATGGACTATCTTTTTTTGAAAGTAGCATTAAAAATGTAACACTATCACAAAAAGACGGAAAGTATTCTGATACAGATGCAACTTATATTTTTGAGAATGGTTTTTTAAAAGCAAATAAACCGAATCAAAGGAAAATAGAACCAAGTATAAAATATTCTCCATTTATGTTGCTTGCAAAATACAAGTTTAAAGGAAACTATTATGCAGCCTATACGTGGGTAGCATCTGAATTTTTAAACAAACAAATTCCTTATATTCGTGTTGGTGTGGATTATTTTAAACAAATTTCAAAACCTGATAGATATTCTATTGATAGGATTGAATTAAAAAGGTGGAAAAAAGACGAAATTAAAGAAGACCACGGAAAGTCAATATTAAATCATATAGTTAAGTACGATGATTTCATTATGCAGCCTGATAATAAAGAGTACCAAGCTGTTGTTGATAATATGTATAATATGTATTATGAATTTGCACACAAACCTCACAAAGGCAAATGGATATGGACAAAAAGAATTTTAGAACACGTTTTCGGAGTTCAATATAAACAAGGTTTAAAGTATTTGCAAATATTATATTTGTATCCAAAACAGATATTACCAATTTTGGTTTTAGCATCAAAAACAAGAAGTACAGGTAAAAGTACATTTTTAGATTGGATGTCGATACTATTTGGCGGTAACATGGTAGTTATTAATCCGTCAGATATTACCAATCAATTTAATTCGAGCTATGCACACGCAAACATAGTCGGAATAGAGGAAACAGTAACAGACAAAAGTAGTACTGTTGAGAAATTAAAAGCACTTTCAACAAATAAATTTATAAATCTGAATAGAAAATTTGTAGATAATTCAAAAATTCCATTTTTCGCGAAATTCATCGTAACAACCAACGATGAGAAGAAATTTATGAGAATAGACGATGAAGAAATTCGTTTTTGGGTGCGAAAATTAGAAAAACCAAAGTTTCATAATACAAAAATAGATATGGAACTAATAAAAGAAATTCCTGCATTTTTAGAATATTTAGAAACATTGGCAGTTCCTGATTTTAGTAAGTCAAGAATGGTTTTTACAGAGGACGAAATTATAACAGATGAGTTAATAAAAGTTAAAGAAGAGAGTAAGCCTGAATTATATAAGGATTTAAAAGAAAAAATAATTTATTTCTTTGGAAAACACCCTGAATATTCAGAGTTTTATGCCCACCCTGTGGACTTCGCAAGTCGGTGGTATGATAGGAAAGGAAACATAGAAGCACCATATATACGAACTATTCTAAAAGACCATTTCAATATGAAGCCTGAACCAAAGCCTATTTATTATTTTGCGTTCGGAAATGGAGAGGGAATAACACAAAGAGCTTTTAAATTTTTACGTAGTGATTTTGTGGATAGTCCTGTTGTTCCTGAAACTATTGAAATTGATAATGAAATTATAGAAGTTAATCAAGATTTACCATTTTAATTATGAATAGATATAGTACGAATCCCCCTCTTCGGAGATTAGGCAAGAAAAATGTAATAGCTCCAATTTTGGCAAAATACGTGCCTGAAAATTTTGATGCAATGATAAGTTTATTTTTCGGGACAGGAAGTTTTGAATATAATTATATAGGAAAAATAAAGTACTTGTTTGCGAATGATTTGGATAGTAACGTTTTTAATTTATACCAAGTTTTAAATAATAAATCAGCTGAATTAATTGATGAAATTGAAACGCTGCCAGTTGGTTCGGATAGTTGGAACTATTTTAAGAATTATAAAAATATGGAATTGTCAAATGTAAAAAAAGCAATGTTCTTTTTGTATTATTCAAATTTTGGATACATGGGCAAACCTGTCACCCTAAAATTAGGATTGACTAGTGATAAGAACCAATTATTAAAAAACATAAAGAATTTTGTAAAAGAAATTTCAACAAATAAATTAACAGAAATTGATTATTTGAATTGTAATTATAATGAAGTTTTAAAAAAGATAGCTTTTAAATCAGATATAGAATTAGATAAAACGTTTATTTTCGCAGACCCTCCTTATGTTGAAACTGAAAATAATTATGATACTCCTGAATGGACTTTAGAAAATCATAAAGAACTTCAAACTTATTTAATTAATTCTAAAATGAAATTTATGATTTGCGAATTTGATAATAAAGATATAATTGAAATTGCGAACCAAAACAACTTGTTTGTTACTGAAATTTCAGAACGGCAAAATATGAAAAATAGAAGAGTTGAAATAATAATTACTAATTACAAAATAAGTAAAAACATACAACAAAAATTATTCTAATGGAAGACTTAACAAAATTAAAGGTAAAATCCAATTAAAAAAAGCTATTTAGAATGATTCTAAATAAGCTATTTATTTGGTTCTTAACATAATTTTATATAATTTTACGTAATATTTATAATTTAAAGCTTAAAAAAAATGGCAAACAGATTAGAAAATGAAAAAGAAGAAGTTACGATATCCACTAAGGAATTGTCGGACTTCTTACCTGAACACCCAGTACCGGGAACAATTAGAAACTGGGTAGGTGCTAATAAAATACCTTATCATAAGGCAGGAAGTAAAGACCAAAGCACATTATATTTTAAAAAAAGTGAAATAATTAAATGGTTAGAAAATGGAAGAGTTATATAAATTTAAAGATAGAAATGAGTATGTAAAGGCATTAGATAGTGTAATGCCTGATAAATTCGTAATGAAAAGAGATATTCCAACTGGAGTACATAAGTATTTACCAATGGCGATAAAAGAAGCCATTGCGGATAATATTTTCCAATATTGGAATATTATAGATGAAAAATACACAATCATCGCAAATGAATTAATTGCAACTATTAAAATTGTATTTGTACCTGCATATCCGAGTGCTGATGAATTGTTTTGTACTGGGTCTGCATCTGTACCTATTCAAATGGATAAAGGTGGCAAAATTTCAGATTTTCCAAATAATAAAAAAAGAAACGCACTTGAATACAACTTGCCGTCTGTTAGAAGTGAAGCTGCAAGTAACGCATTAGGAACTTTAGGAAATATTTTTGGTCGAAATTTGGCAAGAAAATTAAGTCCAAATAATAGTTTACCAGTTGATTTTTCTTTTAGAAAACATACGGAAACAAAAGAATAATTCTATGAATATATTTGAAATAGAGAATAAAGTCTTAGATATTTTTGATGTAAATCCAAACATTGAATTTAAAGAAGACGATAAACTACAACGCACCCCCGCTTGGTTCAAGCAACGTAAGGGCAAGTTTACTGGTTCTGAAATTCATAAATTAATGGGAACAACACGTGCAAGCTCAAAATTAGAGTGGGGACGTGCTGAAAAGATTATTGATTTTTCAGAAACTGCAAAAAAATATGTTTATTCAAAAGCAAAAGAACGCCAAAGAAATAAAGTCATAAGACTTGCTTCAAGTGTAGCAATGAATTATGGAACTAACAGCGAAAGTGTTGTAATTGATATGTTAAAAAACATATATCCTGATTATAAATTTAAAGAAGTTGGGTTTATTGAGTTTATCAAAGATATTGCAGGAGCAAGCCCAGACGGTTTGATTAACGAAAATATGGCATTAGAAATAAAAGCATCTACTAACTGGGACACCGTCTATAATAGGCATGAAACACCATTTGAACAAAAACATCAAGACTTTTGGCAAATTCAATCAGAAATGTTAGCATTGAAAGTTGATAAATGTATGTATGTAGTTGCAGAGCCGTCTGAAAGTATTTTTGAGCCAAATATTACTGATTTGAGCATAAAAATAGTTGATGCTTCGATAATTCATCAAAAAGCTATTATACAGCGTTGTATGGTAGGAAATGCCGCAATTGAGTTGTATCTAAATGGTGTGAATTTTCAGGAAGCCATAAGGTCTGCTTGTACAAATTATGAATTTTAACAAAATGTTAAAGTTTAAATACGTTTTATTTAGAATGATTATAAATAAGCACATTTGAGTAAAATAAATGGGTTTTTATTTGTTTATTAACACACAATCGTGTATCTTTGTTGTATAAATAATTAGAAATACTAATAATCATTAAAAAAATAGAAATTATGGCTACTGAAAAAATTTATAATGAAAACGATATGAATGATGTATTTAATTTTGAATTAACCAAAGAACAGAGAAATAATGTAAGAACTGAAAGAGTTAGAATAATAAAAGAAGAGTACGAAGGTATGACTATCACAACAGGTATTATAAATGCTGCATTTGAAAGAGCGATGATGTTAAAATATTATGCGAAAAAATAATATTATGAAAAAATCAATCATAAACTGGTCTGAGGTGAGTAGGTTATTAACTACTAACAGGTCGGCAATTCGTTCGTCTTATTCAGGCAAAAAATATGCAAAGGTAGTAAATCATATTAAAAAAATTGAAAAAGCCTTGTTATGGTTTATTTCGCACTACTCATAACGCCAAGTGTTTGTGGCGAAAATTTTTATTTTCAAATTATGTATGATACAAATTTAAACAATATGCCTTATAATCAAGATGTTATAATTGCATATACATTTAATAAGGCTAATAATCGTATTTTTTATACAATTATGCGAAAATTTCAAAATTCATATTTATTTCAAGATGAAAATGAGCCTGATGCAAAATCGGAATTTAGAATATTAGCATTTTCATTAATTCCAAAATTTAACATTCAAGAGGTTTAAGATATATGCCAAAATTGGAAGTTCCTACTTGTCCAGACATTGAGCGATGTTCAGAAAAAGATATTGAAAATATTATTAATAATTTAAAAATAAATGCAAATAATTTTGTTTATTAAATAAAAAAGTTTATCTTTGTGGTATAATTAATTAGTTAAACTTATAAAAAATAGAAATTATGACAAGAGAAGACAAAGTATTAGATTTTATTAATAATGACAAAGATTTACAAAAAAAGAAAAAAAATTTGAATGCTAATTACAAAGGTAAAGAGTTAAAAGATAAAGCATTGATGTGGAATTGTTTCGCTGTTGCTAAATTTGATTTTGTAGTCAATAATAAAATAGAGAAACCTTTATTAAAAAGTAATACATTTTCTGAAAATTTAATTTTACTTAAAAATAAATATATGTAATTTAAAAAAAGATATGAAAGTAAAAATAAAAGAAATTCGTGAGGCGAAAAACATTTCGTCTTACGAGCTTGCAAAGCGAATAGGCAAGTCTGCTCAATATCTGTATCAAATTGAGAAAACAAATACTTGCAGCATAAAAAGATTAAAAGATATTTGTTTAGCTCTTGATTATACGCACAAAGAAACGGCTCAAATAGTTTTAGAAGAACTTAATTTAGACGTAGATTTGAGTTGCGTATAACGATTTTATTTGAGGCGTTTTGTTTTTCGCAAAATGACTTCAAACAAATATATTATAAAACATTATTTTTAATAAAAAAATAAATTATGAAACAAAAAGAAGTAAAAATAACAGGATTGATTTTAAACAAGCAATTAGGTATAATTGAAGCTAAAAAATTAACCTTTGATAAAGACAATAAACTAATTGTTTTTAAAGGTGGAGTAGGAGACGGTAAAACTACACTCCAAAAAGGGTTGCAACTTGCCACGCAAGGCTCAAAAACATTTGTAGATAATCAATTATACGGTGATATTGATTTGCAAGCACAATTAACAGATGGAGACATTGATTTATTCGTTAATTGCAAAAGTAAAGGCAAAAAACTTGAAACTACATTGTTCACAAAAGATTTAAACGGAAAGAAAATAACTAATCCTGTTATTGACGGAGTTAAAGCAACAGCTGCCAAGTATTTAGAATATTTGCAAACAGAATTAACTTGGAATATGGACAAATTGGTGTCTGAAAATCCAACAACTCAAAAGAATATTCTTTTAAAATTATATCACAGTCAATTAGCCAAAACAGGCGTTATCTTTGACAAAAAGCACCCTGATTATAATAGTTCTATTTTAGGATTGATTGATATTGCTGTTAAAAATAGAGATGAAAAAGATTATTTTCGCAAAACAAAAGGCGGAATTGCAGATGATTTAAAAGCTCAAGGATTCGACCCAGACCGTCCCGATACTTGCCCTGATTCAATTGATATTTCTACAATAGAACTTGAAATTAAAGAACTCGAAAAACAAAAAACAATTTTAGAATCCGAACCCGAAGCGAAAAAGAACATACAACTTGCAGAAATTAAAACAAAAGCTGCAAATGTTACTAATGAATGTTTGACTTATAATTCAAAATTAGAAAAAGAATTTTTCAAAAAAACAGAAATTTACAATGAATATCTTGCTGAAATTTCAGTTATAAATGATAACTTAAATCAATTAGAAATAATTTTGAAAAACTTAGGATTAAGTGTTCATTTTGAAAATTTAGAAAAAGATGTTGAGTATTCTATTGAAATTAAAGAACCTGAATTACCTAACTATATCAAAATAGAGAATGGACAAGTCCAAGGAACTAAAATGGTAAAAGACCATGAATTAGTAACAAAAATAGTTGCTTTAAGAAAACAATATTCAGAAATAAGCCTTGCTCCTATTTCAATAGATACAAGCGAAATAACAAAAGAAATTGAATTAAAAGAAACTAAAAAACTACAAGCAAAAGAAACTAATAAAATAGTTGATGCAATAGATAGTTTTCATCAATGGAGAGCCGCTAATGATGAAGTTTTCAAACTAAAAAATCAATACATAAAATTACTTGCAAAAGTGGATACTGGCGTTGAGGGTCTGCAAATTATACCAAAAGACGATGAAATTTACATTATGTATGATGGTAGTTATGATACTAAGTATTTTAATAATCCTAACAAAGAAATGCGAAAATTAAGTTCTTATTCAGGAACACAGAAACCTGTTATTTGCTTATTAATTCAGAACTTTTTATTATCAAAAAAAGACAAAGCAATGCGATATATGTATATTGATAATGTACCGATTGACAACAAAACAAGGCTTCTTTTAGAAAATATGACCGAAGAATTAAACTTACATATTTTCTTAAATATAACTGGAGACTTTGAGCAGTCTAATTTAAAAAGCGGTGAAATTCTAATTAAAGGTGGAGAGGTTTTATTTTAAGATGAAAAAGTTTTTAATCACATTTATAATCACATTTATTATTTTGATATTGTTTAAAAATTTCAATGGTATTCCTTTAATTTTTAAGATTGTAATATCAACAATATCATCTTTTTTAACCTCAATCATATTTGAGGACGACTAATATATATACTATGTACGGAAACGAAATAAGCTCACAATCTTATATTGAAGCAAAAAGAATATTTTTAAGCACAGCTAAAAAAAAGATAAATAACTTAGATGATTTATTACATTCGGTTAGTAATTGTTCTAATATTTTTTTTGAAGCATTATCAGGAAGAGCAAGAGCAAGTAATAAAGTAACAGAAAGTAAGGCTGCATTTTGTGTTTTAGCAAAAAAATATTTTCCTAAAATTTCACATGAAATAATAGGCGGAAAAGTTAGTCGAAGTCATTGTACTGTTACACATTATTTGGGTTTGGAATACTCTGAAATAGAGACTATTAAGAAAAAAGTATTAAAAAAATATTATTTCTGATGATGCAAGCATATTATAAAGTCCAAGATGTAATTAACAGTTGCAGTAAAATTAATCATTTTACTGCAACTCGAAATATGATTTTAAATTTTCATAAGATGTATAATGATATTGATTTATATGTTATTTTGGAAAATAGGTATGAAAATAAAATATCGGAATTTGTATGATTTTAAGAGACTATCAACAAAAAGCAATAGATGAAATAAAAAACTTCTTTAAAAAAGGAGGTTTACATTTAATATTGCAAGCTGCAACAGGGAGCGGCAAAACTGTAATATTTACTTTTTTAGCAAAATTAGTTTCAAAAAAACATAAGAAAATACTAATTTTAACAGACCGAGCCGAGCTATTACAGCAAGCAGGAGGCTCACTTAAAAGAATAGGCTTAAATTCTATGTATATTCAGGCAGGACAACAAATTGTTTCAAATAATTTCAATTGTTATGTTGCAATGTCTCAAACATTAAGACGTAGAATTGATTTAAAATACTGGGTTGCTTTTTTGCAAAGTATTGATTTACTTATAATTGATGAATGTCATAAACAGGAATTTAATTATATTTTTGAAAGCGGATTGTTTGACAAAAAGCACGTTATAGGATTTACTGCAACCCCTAAGAGGGGAGGGAAACAAAGACAATTAGGTCTTGACTATGAAACTATTATTGAGGGAATTTCAATAATAGAACTGATTGATAAAGAATTTCTTGTTAATGATGACTTCTTTGATTTTGATGCACCCGATTTAGCAGATGTAGAATTTGACTATAAAAAAGGCGACTTTAAAGATAGTTCTTTGTTTCAAAAATATAATACTCCTAAAGCGTATGCAGGTGCTGTTAAGAATTATCAAAAATTTGTTCCTGATACTAAGGCTATTTGTTTCTGTGTTAATATAGAACACTGTATTAAAACAGCTAAGGAGTTCAATAATGCAGGTATAAGCTCAAAGTTTGTTGTTTCTAACATATCACAACCAAAACAACCCGAAGACCTATTAAACTTAGGTAAAATGGCAAGATATGAAGAACGCAAAAGAGTTTATGATTTACTTCAAGAAAATAAGCATTTAACTGGTAAAAGAAATGAAATTTTTCAAGATTTTAAAAATAATAAGTTTCAAATATTAATTAATGCAGGAATAGCAACCACAGGTTACGATGAGCCAAGTATTGAAACGGTAATTGTACTAAGAGCAACACTTTCAACGGTCTTATGGTTGCAAATGTTAGGGCGTGGAAGTAGAATTTTTGAGGGCAAAACACACTTTAACGTTTTAGATTTTGGCGGTAATGCGGAACGCTTAGGTCATTATGCAGAAGAGAGAATTTGGAGTTTATGGCATGAAACATTTGAGGGCGAAGGCTTACCGCCTATTAAGGAATGTGGCATTGAAAGTGATGGGAAGCCTATAATATCAAACAAAACAGGGTGCAAAAGACCAATTTTAGCAAGTTATAAAATATGCCCTTTTTGTGGATTCAAATATCCAAAAAAAGAAGTAGAAGAAATTGATTTATCTATGATTATGCTTGATTCTCAAAGCAAAAAAGCGGTTAAAACAAAACGTATTAAAGATATGTATAACAAGGAACTTTATGAATATTGGAAAACAAAAGGGCATAAAAGTCCTTGGTTGTGGCGACAATTATGGTATCGGGGAGGTATTAAGTCTATTGAAAATTTTGGTAAAGAATTTGGGTGGAAGCCCGCCACGATTCAAAAAGCAATTAGCTATATGAAGTAAAATGTAAAAAAAGATTTGTTTGAAAATTCAAATTTAAAATTATGATAGGAATAAGTAACGGCAACACATTTTTAGATTTTGCAAAAATAGACTTTAAATGTCCAAAATGCGAAAAATTATATACAGATGAAAAATATTTTAATCGTTGTGAAAAAAACAAGTCAGGAATAACAAAAGTGAAATGTAGTTGCGGTAACAAAATTAAATTAATAATTAATTACAAATCTGAAATACAAATAATACAATGCAAGAGCAAATAAAACCAAGCTATTACAATTTTGAAATAAAAGAAACTTTATTTGATATTTTTGATATTTCAAAGGCAATGAATTTGCCAAATACCTTATTTAATGCACTTAAATATTTTAGAGTAAAAGGTAATAAGGATAAGCAAATAAATGACTTACAAAAGTCTATTGAGTGTATTAAAAGAGAAATTGAATATTTAAAAGAAAACAAAGGATTATGAATGTTTTGAGCTTATTTAATGGTATGAATACAGGACGGCAAGCACTTGAAAATGTAGGCGTAAAAGTAAATAAATACTATTCAAGTGAAATAAAACCTTATGCAATAGAATTAACACAACATCATTTTTCAGATACTATTCAATTAGGAGACATTAATAATTGGAAATCATGGAATATTGATTATTCAAAAATTGATTTAATTTTAAGCGGTTCTCCTTGCCAAGATTTAAGTATTGCAGGAAATAGAGCCGGGTTAAATGGTTCTAAAAGTTCTTTGTTTTGGGTTTTTATTGATATTTTAAATCATGTGAAAAAGTTAAATCCAAATGTTTTATTTTTACAGGAAAATGTAGGAAGTGCTTCTAAAAAAGATATTGGTACAATGTCAATAGCTTTAGGATTGTACCCGGTACGTATTAACAGTAAATTATTAACCGCACAGTTAAGAGACCGTTATTATTGGACAAATATAAAAACAAGAACATCTTTATTTGATATTATTACAGATATTCCACAACCAAGAGACAAAAAAATATATTTAAAAGATATTATTGAAAATGGATTTACTTATAGAAAAAAAAGCCGTGCTATCTTAGAACGCTATTATTCAGACAAATATAAAGATGAATTTTCAGAAAAAGCACAACGATATTATAATAAAAGAATGAATGTAGGAGGTTTTACAACATATATAGAAACAAGCAACAATCTATTAAGAGCGTTTACGCAAATAGAACTTGAACGATTACAGGGTTTTTCTGATGGTTACACTTCAATTTTAAGTTATAATCATGCTGCTTCATTATTAGGAGACGGGTGGACTTTGCCTGTTATAGAACATATATTTTCTTATTTATAATCATTCTAAATAAGAAAAACAAAACATAAGAATTAAAATAAAACAATAACATTAAAAATAAAACATTATATTTGTAGAAAATATATAACATTATGATAACACAAGTTGAAATGAAAAGAAAGCTTTTTGATTTTGAAATAAAACAGCAAAGTAAGACTGAATTTTTTAGTGCTACTGACTTAGTTCGTGCAGGAAATAAATTTAGAAAAAGTCAAGATTTAAGTAATTTTAATTTTTCTGCATATCTGAATAATAAAGATACTAAAATTTTCATCAAAGAATTAGATAAAAAATTCAATAAATCAATAATAAAAGGGCGTGGGCGAAGTGCTAATACATGGGTACACCCTTTGTTATTTGTTGATATTGCACTTTCTATTAATCCTAAACTAAAGATAGAAGTCTATGAGTGGTTAATGGATAGCTTGTTAAAATACAGAAACGCGAGCGGTGATAGTTATAAAAAAATGACTGGTGCATTGTGGGAAAATGCAACAAATAAAACTAAATTTTCAAAATCTATTTTAAAAACTGCTGAAATTATAAAAAAAGCCTGTAATGTAAAAGATTGGCAAAAAGCAACAGAAAATCAATTAAAACTTAGAAATAAAATCCATGAAAACATTGCTTTATTATGCGATGTTCTTAAAGATAACAACCAAGCGATTTTAATAGGAATAAATAAATCAATTTAAACAAAAAGTAATTATTAATTTAAAACAAAAAAAAATGTCAAAAAGAAATTTAAGTGGAAGTATCGCTTTAACAAAATTAAAGCACGTTATTATGGAAAAAAAAGGCAAGTCTGGAATGGTTAAAGGTCTTTTTATTCCTATTGATGTAAACTATCTAAAAACAGATAAAAACGGTGCATTATATATAAATATAAATGTAGTCGTTAATGATGAAGCAAATGAATATAAGCAACATGGATTTATTTCACAACAAGGAAATAAAAAATGGGGTGATTGTTCAGACGAAGAAAAAGAGACTTTTAAAAAATTACCATATTTAGGTAATTTAAAAGATTTTTCAGGCGATAGAACAGCGAATGACAATTCAGGAGCTGCATCAACAGAACAATTTTCAGCAGACGGAGACGAAGATTTACCATTTTAAAATATGAAAAAAACCTTAAAAATAAAACCTCTCATTTCACATGATTACAAGCTAATTCCTGTGCCAAGTGAGAGGTTTGGTAAAGATTTTGTTAGTGATTTTGAATTTTTAGAATCAGAAAATGAAAAATTCAAAATCATTGATAGAATAGAAATACTAAGAGGTCAGCAAATGCCTACAATCCTAACAGTTTTATCAATCGGAAAGTTTTTAAGTTCCGAAGATATTTTTAAAATTTACAAAAAATCAAATAGTATAAATTTCTTTTTATGCGAGAAGCTCGAATCCAACACGATTTAATAATGTGGTTTGGTCAAAATTACCCACAATATCGAAATTTATTATTTTTGGTACATAATGAAACTATGAGTAAACAGCAAGGTACTAAATTAAAATCAATGGGATTAATTGCAGGTGTTTCAGACTTAATATTTATCAATCCTAAAGGTGGTAAATCAGCAGGAATTGAATTAAAAGCACCAAAAAGTACTCATAAAAAAACACATATTCAGCAACAATTATTTTGGGGTGCAGACTTAATTAATGCAGGAAGTAATTATTTGATGACTTCAAATCTATTGCACGCTAAGAAATTCATAGTTGCATTATTGCAAAATGATATTGATAGCGTGGAATTTATTCAAAATGAAAGCATTAAATTTGTTGAAAAACAATTTCATAAAAAAACTATTGCTTTTTTTTAATAAAAAATATAATAGCTTGAATAATTAAAATAAATAACCAAATAACAGCTCCTATTAAAAATATATATATAAATAAATTTATCATAGCTTTGAAATTTCACGAATTAAATTAAATAAATAATTTTCTGTAAGCTTCTTAAAGGCTTTTTGTCGTGTTCCGTTTTCGTAGTCTTCAATAACTTTATTTATTGAAATTAAAAACCCCTCTTGAGCGTGTGATAAAATGTGAATTATTTTTTTACTATTTTCAATATTATGTGATGAAATAATTCCATTTAATCGCATTAATTGACCGTCAAACATATTGATAATAAATGATTTATCATAATTTATAAACCCAATTTTTAGGATACTTAAAAATATATCAATACTTCTTTCTGACAAAGACATTGCAATTCCTTTAAATTCTTTATTTTGAAAAGAAGAACCCTGTATCACTTCATTATAATAAGTATTTATATTTATTTCATAAGCAGGAATGAAATTATTATGCTCAATTCTGTCATCTATTCTTTGATAAGAATCAGCAAGTAATAAATGTTCTTTTTTATTCGTAACTTGCATTGATTTTATTTCTTTTTGCATATCCAAAATAGTACTACCAATATTATTATTTTGAGTTCTATTTTTTTTAGATGTAATCCATGTTCTTATAATTGAGCCTAATTGTACTACAATTAAACCCATTATTCCGTAGTGTTCCATTATTTGAGGTATGTTTTCCATTATATTAATTCTTCTGTTACTGTTAATATTGTTTGAATCCCTTCCCCAATAGATACTGTTTCTCCCGAAGTAGTAACTTTCATTTGAAGTTTAAAAATACATTGTAAAGGTATTGATGGTGTATCTAATACTATAATTCCTGTTACTGGTTCATATTCATTTTCAGTATTAACATATCTTTTATTCCTTGAAAAAATTAATTTATTACTATATGTAACCCCTCCATCTAAGGAGTAGTTAATATTTAAGTTAAACCCCTTTTGATTTGAATATAATCGACCCAACCCACTCACAGAAATTTCTAATTGTGTACCTGCTTTTTTTGGAGTATATTGTAGTTCTATCCCTGTATCAGAATAGCTTGTACTTGTTTTACTTATATTAGTTGAGCTAACAACACTTGCCTTTCCCAACACAACAGGAACAAAAGGCACACCATTATAAGTTAAGTTTTTACCTGCAATTTCTATAACTCCATCGTCTTTTGCTTCTACTTTATTCTCAGCAAAAAGTTTGAAATATAAAGGAGTTGTTGCTGCTGCTGCAATTATATTCCCACCACTGGATAAAATATTATAAGCTATTCCTGTATGAGTATTGGGCCCAGACCTCTTAGTTTCAAAATATCCTTTATTCGGATATCCACCAGACCCACGACTGTAAATACATATTGAGTATGTGTTTCCTTTTTTAATTGTGTGAGTACTATCTAATGTTAATGTGTTAAATGAGCCTGTTGTTGTTAATATTAGATTAGATTGTCTCTTATCGTAACCAGTTAATAAGTCATCAGCTGCTAATCCTAAAACTTCCGAAGGTGTAAATTCATGGTCGAAAATATCTAAAACTACATCTGTATAATTAACTGATGAACCTTCTAATGCTATAATCATAGATTTTAATTCCATATCATTTTCCGCAATAAATGAAAATGAATGTATTTTTGCATCTGAAAGGCTATATCCTACTATATTTTCTATTTCAGGATATTCATTAGTAACCGCACTTCCTGAAATACTATTCAATCTATAAGTTTCATTTCCACCTGCATTTATAACATCAGCAGAAACACCATTACCCATAATCAATTTATCAGTTAAATATCCGGGTGTTGTATCTGAACCTGTAACTTTAAATGTACTTCCACCTGAACCACCTGAACCAGATAATGCCCATGATTCCCAACTACTTCCATTGTAATGAGTTGCCCAATATTGCAAAGCTCCTCCGCTCCAAGTATTGTAAATTAAATACATTAAATTACCTGTTGGGTATCTAATACTTTTAATATATCCTACCTTATTCGCACCACTTGGCAAGTTAGTAGTTCCTACATCTGTAATATAAAATCCATTATCAGAAATTGAATATACATCGTCTGACGGAACTTCTTTAATTGAATTACTCAATAATGCTATTTTTAAGGTCGCTTGAAAATCGTGCAAATTAGCACCTGTTATGTTACTTCCATCTATTTTTGAAAACAAAGAAGTAAGCCACGTAACGATATTTGCTAAACTCCACCATTTAGCAACTTTATCTGCCTGACTATCAGAAATTAAAACCTTATCATTTTCATTCATAGGCACGCTTTTACCTATCATATCATCTGGAAATTTTACTCCTGCCATATCTAATTATTTTTAATTATTCTTAATTCTTTTTTATATTCGTTTAACCGCTTGTCTATATCATATTGCCCATATATTAACTTTAACATTCTCGAAGTCTGCAAGTTATCTGTTAATTCCATAGTGTATTGATATGGATTTGCAAGACTTCTTGTTAGTGAATATACCCTTAATATTTCGGAAAAACTAAAATCATTTAATACTAATTTTATTTTTTGTCCTGTACTTATAATTATTTCATGTTTTCTTAAATACCTTGCATCTATTGTAATAGTATATTTTACAATAGGATTGCTATACTTTTGTAAAAATATAGTCCCCTCTGCTGCTAATTGCTCCTCTGCATCTTCTACATAGGCAATAGGCATATAAATATCTACAAAAGTATATCTGTCTCCTATGTTTAATTTTAGCGATGTGCTTGGTAATTCCTGCCCTATATCATCTTTTAACGTTGCAATTTCTACTGTTTTGGCACTACTATTATAAGATACTATATCAAACGAATAACCTGATAAATCTCCTGACAAAAATACACATTTTGCAGCAATATCCGGTAAAAGATAATTGTTTAAATTAAAATCAATCTTATTATCTATAAAAGTAGTTGTTCCTGCTACTACAACAGAACCCTCAAATTTTGGATATATATCTTCATATACAACAGAATGTTCATTAATTCCGTATTTTTCTACATTATTGGTTAATGGAGGTATTGTTAATCTGTTTTTTTCGTAATCTTCGGGAATATTCTTTGAAGCACCCGAAACATATAGTTTTGTGATTATATTAGAATCACTAATTGGTGTTTTATTAACATCAAAGATACCTGACTTATAGGCAAGTTCAACTCCCTCATAAACTCCAATAACATCTCTAATATTAATAGTATATGTATTTTCAGTAGGTATAACTTCAAATTCCACATCAAAAAGTAAACACACACGATTTAAAACTTGAAGACAATTTTCATCTGTAATTTGTAAATCTTTAAAAGCTGTTATAGAACATACTCCTTTGACCCAGTCTATATCAGAAATTTCATTGATATTAATTAGTACTAAATCTAATAATTGTTCTATTGTAAAATTAACAGGAAATTCTAATGCACCATCTAATTTTAACAAAATCTTACTTAATTCATATTTTATTCCCTCAAATTTGATATTATAATTATACTCATTATTTGCTATTTTCTTTAAGGTGTATGGTGTGTTAATAACATATCTTTGCCCCTCATATTCAAGATAATCTCCTATTTGAAAATCTACATAAGAATCATATACAAATGATAGGTTGCACATTTCATCACCCATAATTGTATATTTATATATTGAGCTATTATCTAACTCAATATCAATTAATTGTATGTTTTTTCTATATATTTTCATTATTGTTCTAAAATAATTATGAAAGTATCCATTATACGACCGGGAGTGTTCAAATTTGAGGTGTAAAAAGTAATTTCTCCATTTGGGTAAATAGACCAATACCAATAAATATGATTAGAACTATAAGTATCAGGAGAAATATGTTTCTTTATTATATTTTTAGGTCTATAACCCTCAGGCAACACCCCAATAGTACTATAATTAGATGATGCTAAGGTCTGTGTGTTATAGATAGCTACCATTAACTCCAAATGACCTTGTGCATTTTTTCTGTACCAAAAACCCGGGTATTCTGTAAATGTTGTAAAATCTGCCCAGTATGTTCCTAAAGCAAGTTTCGTCCAAGGCGAATAATCATGAGGAAACTTCGTTGTGCTAAACAAAACACCCTCCGCACCACTTGAATAGTAACCAAGTTCTAAAGTTCTGACAAGGTAAACGTTTTTAGCTCCTACCGTTTCATCTTTAAATGTTTTCAAACCTCTGCTGTCCCACTCTTCTTTAATTCTCCATTTTGCAACATTTGGCGAGCTACCAGTTGCAGACTGTACAGGTACTCTAAACATTTCTCCATTATACCAAGCCCAACCCTCCGTAACTACTTCAATAGTGTAGCCGTCTGTACTTACATTAATTGTAGCCTTATTCATCAAAGTAACTATACTATTGTCTTCTAAACCCATAGAGGTCTTTGCAAGTTCTCTAATTTGTTCCTGTATAAATTCAAAATCCTTAAAATAAACAGGCTGTCCGCCTAAATCTGTTGTTATTAATTCTTTCATTCTTCTAATTCTTCATTAGTAAATAAATATATTTCTTTTGATTCCTCATTATAATTTGGGTCTGTATCATCTAATTCTTCAGTAGTCCATAGGTAGGTATTATCGCCTACTTCTTCATCTGTGAATAGATAAGTATCTTTGTTTTCATTAGTTGTTCTGTCTGCTACAATATAAATAAACTCTCCTGATGTTGTTAAAATAGGGTCTCCGTTAGTATCTAACAAAATAGTTAAATTAATAGTTTCTATTTTCGGAACTGGCTCTTCAAATATAATTGTAAAAGATGCTACTATTTGATTATCATTTTGAATTACATTAGTAACCTTATATCCATTAACTGCAAACACTTCAAAAGGTTTCTCCAAACCCTCAATTGGCATCATTAACTTTCGCAAACCAACGGCTGCTAATAATGAATTAAATTGAGCAAATTTAGTGTTTAAATCTATTATATTCTCTGCAAATAAACTACATTTTAAAGAAATATTTCTTGAACCTCTCTTGTTTACTCTGTCGGATTCTCTTAAATACCTTGTTATGTTATCTGTTTTCATCTTTGGAAAGTCAAGAAAACCATCTGAACTTTCAACAACTATTCCAAATCTACTTAATTTTATCTTATCAATCCAAAAGAAACTATTACTAACATTTTCATCAGGAATTAAAGTTTCACCAAAGTTATAAGAAATTTCATTAAATACTAATGAAAACTCCGCAATAACATTGTTACCATATTTATCATTAATAAACTTAACTTTTGCATTATCTTTTAAAATACATTCATGCAAAGAATAAGGCGTTTGAATAGTTACTTTTTGATATATTAATTCTCTAAAAAAACCCATTTGTTGTTGAAAAAATCCAATATCATCAGCTTCTAAAACACAATCTAATGTTATTTTTCTTTGCTTGAAATATAAATCATTTTGTTCAACAAAGGCTTCTACTCCGTCCGTATCTTTCCAGTCTCTTTGATAAGTTCCAAAACGTCCGGGCATATCAAATGCACCCTTTATTTTACGAACTTTCACACCGTACATCTTTGTATTGTTTCCGTTAATTAATACGTCTTGCATTTTAGATTCCTCCGCTTCTTAATGATTCAACTTGTTCTTGTAATAATGCTTCTATATTTCCTAATTTTTCAAGTTCTTTATTATATTCCGTATTATTTGAAATAACAACCAAATGACCGTTCATATCTGTTAGTATTTCATTTTGTGTTGCTACAAATAGTCTAATAGAGTTCATTGTGCCTGCTAAAACTGTTCCTGTTTCTTCTGTAAGACTTGCTTTTATTTCGCCTGCTAAACCTTGTTTTTGTGCTTCCTCTTGGTCATCTCCAGCTATACCACTTCCGAACATATCATTAAATAGATTATCCATAAGACCAGCCCCAACCTGTGCTTTTTCAATAATACCATTATATTCTAATTTTAACTTTTCCATTTCAGCAGGAGTAAGTTCTCCGCCTGATTCTGATGCCTCTGCAAAATTCTCATAAAACTTATCAAATTGTTTTTCTAAAAATTTCATTTTGAAACTCTCTAACATTGCGTTTTTCATTAAGTCCTCAAAAGTATCTGCGAAGTCCTCCGCTGCAAACTTACCATTTGCAAAACCCTGCAAAATACTGTTAGTTATGCTATCAGAAGTAGTTCCTGTTAAGCTCTCGTTTAATTCATTTATTAAGTCTTCTTTTTGTTGTTTTAAAATTTCAGCTTGCTCATCTAATTTTTCATTGTCATATTTAGATAGTTTTTCTGTACCAAAAAAATTAGACTCCTCCCTACCTATAATATTTGTTTTTATTTCAGTTTTCTTTTTATTTATATCTGCTAATTGCTTGTCAATATCTGACAAAGTATTATTATATTCTTTTAATTTATCAGTACCTCTTGTTTTTTCAAGTATTTTTAATTGTTTTTCTAATGCTTTATTTTGTTTTTTGTGCTTTTTGTTTTGCACCTGAAATTATATCAGTAAATAATTTTATTCCTGCTACTATTGCCTGAATAATACCTAATGGCCCCCCTGTAATTAATCCAGTTACAACACTGGCTATTCCTTGTCCTACATCTGCAATTGCTGATATTGTTTCGCCTAATTCTGCATTAACTGTACTTATAGAGTCTCCAATAGCACTCATACCATACAAGCCCTCTTGTATCCATGTTTGTAGTGATGTTGCAATATTTTTATTTACTTCGTGTTTTTCTTTATTTAATCTTTTATATTCTGCTGAAATTTCTTTAACTCCTTCAAGTTCAGTATCAATTGCCTTTCGCTTGATAAACAGTTCTTTTAGTGATAATTCACTTAATTTAATTTTTTCAGGAATTATTTTTTCTTGATTAATTCCTAATAATTTTTCTTGTTCTTTTATTTGAAGTTTAACTCCCTCTATTAATTGGTTTTGAGCAGTTATAGCTGCTTGGTCTATACTTTCCGCTTGCCCTGATAATTCTAATAGATTATTTTCTTCATCAATTAAATTTTGTTTTAATTTTTGATAATAATTAAGACTTTTGGCTACTTCTTTTTGCTTAACTTCTTCTACTTCTTTTAATCCTAATAATATTTCTTGCTCTGAAATTTGAGATTCTACATTCTTAATAATATTTTTTTGTTGCTCAATTAAAGTGATATTTGCATTTTCCTGTACATCTGACAAATTCATCAAAGTACTTTTTGCGTCTGCTAAAGCACTTTTTAAGGTATCGTAATAGTTTAGTTGTTTAACCTCTTCTTTTGGCTTTGTGGGGGTGGTTGGTGTTTTTGGCTTAATAATATCTTCCTCAACCTCTTCTTTTTTAATTACTTTTTTTTCTTTTTCTGTTGTATTTAAGTACCCTCCATAAGTAGCATCTAATTCTGAAAGAACTTCATTTTTTTTATTATATGCAGATGTAACTTCTGTAATTCCTCTTACTATTTTTTTAAAATCACTTGAAAACCCTATGTCATATTTTTTGATGAAATCAACTAATCCTGTCTTCCCCCCCTTTATTGACTCTTCTATAATTGTATTTAATTCTCTACCTGCCTGTGCTGTAAGGTGTTTATTGTCCTTAATAGCTAATTGTAGAATTTTACTTGTTACAGATGCTCTTTTAGTAACATAATCACCAATAGCACTATCAACAGCTTCTCTTTTATGCTTTAGTGCAATGTTTTTTTCTAATGCAAGATTTGCTCCTAATTGAGCCGTTTCTATATCGCCCAAGCTACTACTTTCTTTTAAAAGATAAGGCAAATAATCTTTATATTGTGTATTAATAGTATCAATTAAATCTTTACGTTCCGTTGTGCCTTTTGATGTGTTTTTTAAGGCTTCAAAAATATTATTTAATTCTGTTTGTTCCTTGTTTAACTCCGTATTAAATGCTGCAATACTCTCTTCCGTCCTATCAGTTTCGTTATTAAACAATACTAAAGCTGTTACTGCTGCGGTTACTCCTGCAACTAACAAACCGAACGGATTCATTTTTGATGCCAAATTTAATGCTTGCATCGCTTTACGTGCTGTTACTAATGCACGTTTCATATCCATTACAGAAACAGACGTTAAAGCGGTGGTAGCCTTATAAGTAATTAATGCAGTAACCGCCACACCAACCAACTTAGCAAATTTTTCTATATCTCCATTTTCAAAGGCTTCATTTAAGAAAACAGAAATATCTTTGTAAGATTCTAATATAAAGTCTCCTAACGGTTTAAATGCAGCTTCTATATTTGCAGCTAAAAGTTTACTTTGATTATCAGCACTTGCAACCATTGTATCAAATGCAGCTCCTGCAGCTCCTGCACTATCTGTAACACCTTTTAGGTCGTCTGCTGCCATTTGAGCGTTTTTGCCTGTAAGTCCTAAAACTCCATTCATAGCTTCAACACGCCCTGTCATTTCTTTTAGCTTGGTTTGTGAACCTCCTGCTTCGTCCGCCATAGCTTTCATTCCCTCTTGAAAAGTCATAGTTTTCGACCAACCATCTCCCAAAACATCGTTTGTTGATAAAATTGCAGATTTTATTTGTGTAAACGCTTGTGCTGTTGGGACTCCTTGTTTTGTTAGTGTTGCAATAGCTCCTAATATTTCGTTTAATGGAATTTCGGCACTTGATGCAATACTTGCAACTTGACTAAGATTGTTTGATAATTCAGGAAATGTAGTTTTACCAAGTTTTACGGTCTTAAATAACTGGTCTGTTATTGTTTCTGCACCGTCTGAGGAAATTTTCCACGCATTCATTGCAGTTGTTATACCGTCCGCTGCTGTTTCTACGTCTGTAACTCCACCAATTGCTGCCTTTGCAGAAATATCTAATAAATTTAAACCCTCTGCACCGTCATATCCTGCTGATGCAATTTGATAAAACGCCTTTGCAAGCTCATCTGCTGTTTGTGGAACTTCAAGACCTACTTTCATTATAGATTCTGACATCCCATCAAAGTCCTCTTGCGTGGCTTCAGAAATAGTTTGTATTTCTTTCATTGAAGTCTCATAAGCTTTTGAAGCATTATAAGCATTGGTTGCAATAGAACTGAAGGCATAAGCTCCGCCCATTGCCAAACCTGCGAAAACGTCCATTTTGTCTATGTTACTTGCAAAACCTCTTAAAATACCTTGAGCAGAAACAACACCTTGCTGTAATCCACTATTATTAATAGAAGTAGCTAAATGTAATCCTTTATCTCCTGTAACTAATGACATATTTTATTTTTTTAAAAGGTTGTTTTCTTTGGCAAAATCTAAAATGTTTTTTTTCTTTTTTTCTTTTGGTTGTGATTTTTCTGCCTTTGGAATACTTTTTGAAAGCAATAATAATCTTTGCATCGGACTATCTATAATTTCCTGATAATTCATACCGAAATAATTCATATAACTACCTATAAATTCAAATGGATTAAAAGGATTCTTTACATCAGGTCTATTATCTTCTCCTGATTTAATAGGCTCATCGGAACTATTCCAATGATAGACTTCTGAAAATCCTGTATTCCTATTCGCATTGTGATATTAACCAAAACATCGTACATTTCAAAAGGTGTAAGACCACCTTTAATAAATGTAATTAATTCATCAGTAGGATTGGTTTTTTCTTGCAATATCATTGCAATTACCTTAATAATTTTATTTCCATGATTTGAAATAAATTTAAAAATATCTTTACCTTCAAAAATATCTTTTATTTCAGTAATACCTATTTCTACTAATATCCCAGATGTTTCAATTAACAATCCTAATGTAGGTTGTTTTATTTCAAAATTTCGTGTTTCAGTACCATTTGTTATAGAAATTGGTAGAGGGTTATTATTAACCGCATCTACCAATTTTTTACCTATAATTTCATTCATTATACTTCCTCAATAGTCAAAATATCGCCCTCAACACCTGCATCAGATACTGGAATTTGTGCTTCCATTGTAACCTGAATTGCTGTTAAGTCGTTAAATGTTAATGGATTGTCAATACCTGCTGTTAATAGTGCATAAGGCATCTCAATAACAAGTACCGTTCCGTCTTCGTCTGTTGGTTTTGTTGTCAATTTAATTGACTTATAAATATCAACATCGGTTTTTGGAGCTGTCCATTTGCCTGTTGCATAAGTACCTCCTAAAAACTCAATCCATTTATCCATGTCGATTCCTAACATCTCTAATGCCAACATGGGGCCATCAGTAGTTCCACTTGAAACAACTCTATATGGTGCTTTCCTTTGTGTTTCGGAAAAGATTTTAGTTGTTTCCGATTTTGGTAATGTCAAAGTTGCACTACCCTCTTTAATATCATTAAACTCTACTAATACAGTACCCATAATGCCATCGCCCGGGTCTCCTATTTCTAATTTGGAAATACCAAATATATCTGAACTTTTACTCATAATTATTTAATTTTTAAATGAATAACTTATTTTTAAATTACTAAAAAACATTAAAGGATTATCATTATCTCTAAATGTTTTTTGTGATATAATTCTGAAATTTAACCTCTCAAAATTACCTTCTCCAAATTGCATATTTAATGCTGCAATTATAACATTGTTTATTGTTTGCATTCTTAATGTATCGGGAGTATGCCCTGCCGTTTCAAAAGTAAATGAATTAATATTAACAACTCCAGTATTCAAGTGTCCGTTGTTTGAATTTTCATTTGTTAAAGTATTTATAACAATATCCTCAAATTCACGCCCAACAGGCTTTACAATTTTCCAAATTTCGCCATCAATAATATCTGTTATTGATGAAACATTTAACAATTCGTAAAATTTTCCTAATATTTCAAAATCTGCTATCATAAAAACTTTTTAAACGCATTTTGCATTATTTCATTTGTTGGTGCTGAACCTGTTATTACATCGTATCCTTTAGCTTCAACCGCTGCTGCATATTCCATACCTGCAATTCCGATTAAAACCAAACCTTTATATTTTGATTTGATTTGATTTGCATAGTTCATTGCTGCTATTTTGCCCTCTGCATCGTTACCGCTAAAATTTTGATTCAAAACCTTACCATTATCTACAAGTATATATCCTATTGAACTTCTTAAATTGCCTGTATCGTCCATATACTCGCCTTTTGTTCGTGCTTTATTAACAAATTCCTCGCCTATTCTTATTAAAATAGCAATTTCTTTATTAATTCTTTCAGCAACATAATCTTTCATTATGTTTTGAACATATCTCGGTGTAAACAAAGGAGTTAAACCCATACTTTACATCTGTTTTGATATTTACGAAATCTAATAATACTATATGTTTTACCTTGCCAAATTACCATACCATTATCAAAATTTTCATCAAATAAAGGAAATGTAATTGTGTGTGAAAATGGTGTTACGTCTCCATTTTCTGCAAGTCTGGTGTTTTGTCCTAATCCTGCTACTTTTGCACGACCTTTAACTGTTAATTCTGTAATAGTGGTGCTATTAGATGTATTGCCCTGTGCATCTTTAACCAATGCACCAAGCAATTTTAATGTAAAAGTATGTGGATAACGTTCTACCATAGTCTTGTTTTATTAGAAATTTCAGGCTTTCCACTTCCGATAACCTCATCAGGTAAATTGTTTAATTCAAAAATTCTATTTGCTTCTTCAATTAAATATTTTCTATCATAAGTAATTTGTAAACCGTCCTCACTAAAATCAGGAGAAGTAGCAATACTTTTGAAACAATAGGCTTTTGCCAATTCAACCTCTGAATTATTATCAGAACTAAATTCTGTAACTGGGTCAAGCCCTATCAAAATAAGATTCTTATTTGATAAGGCTTCGTTCCCAACGTCAATATTTAGTGCTTCTAATACAGTCATAGCTTAACTCCAAGATGTTGCATCACGTTTAAGTGAATAACATTCAGATATTGTTTTCCATGCAGGAAATGAGTTTGCTTCTGATTTTGTAAACTCCGCAACTGGGTCAACAGATGAGTATTTTGTTACTAAAACATTTCCTGATTTAGACTGAACCACGTTCTTAGGTGGCATTAACTCTTCTGCAATGGGACCGTTAAGCATACTACCTAATGTAGTTTCAGTTACAAATGTAACATAAGAAGTATTCCATGGATTAGATTTTGTAATCACTCCATTTTTACCTTCAATACCAATAGACTGGTTAATCACTCTAATTTGTGGTAAATCTGCTGCGTTTAAGGCTGCATTTACATAATCTAACGACAAAAATGGAGTAACTCCAGATGCTGTTATTTGTCCATAAGTTTTTACAAACTCTTGCATTTCAGTAGATGCCGTTACGATATCAAAAGTGGTTTTATCCATTAATTGATATTTAAGAATTTGTCCTTTTGATAATGCAGCCTTAGATATATCTTTCATATCTGTAACAGGCTTCATTGTTAATTTATTTGCACTCGACCACGCAACCGTTGCACCAAATTTATTTGCTGCTGGCATTTGAAAATCAATAGCTTCTTCCGTAACTCTACCATTGTTATTAGTAGATGAAAGTGTGATTTTTGTTTGTGAAATTGCAGTTAATGCTAACCATTCTAAACGTGCGTTTGCAGACTGTACAACAAAATCCAAGTCATCATAGATTAAATCTAAAATTTGCTTCTCATTTCCGTCTGCCATACTTGACAAAATTCTATACTCTAAAATATCCTTTTCAGACATTTTTCTTTTCATTGCAATTTTAGGAATATCAACCTTCATTTTTGCAACTACTTGTCTTGTTTTCAAAGGTGCAGAAGCATCAAATGCTATTACGTCCGCTGCAACACGTCCGCCTTGCTCCCCAATTAAAGTCGTAACATCTAATGACAATACGTTTTTTAAAGGGAAAAATAATGGCCAGTACATTGCTTCAAAAGTTCTTGCCTTATAATAGGTGTCAAGACCTTTTTTTGTGATTTCGTTTATTAAACTTTTTTCCATGATTTTTTATTTTTTTTGATTATACAAATCTGATTAATGATAAGGCTGTAATATCGCCCGAAAATGCACCATAAGGCAATGCAACCGCTCTAACCGAACCTCTAACAACTCCGCTTGCATTTGGATTGGCACGCTCGGTGTTTTCCGTATTCTTTAATACTGCATTTGCTGTATATTTTGCTGCTGAATCCGAACCAGTTGTAACCGCTGCTGCTTCAACTAAAACGGTATCTGCTGACGGTGTGCTTCCTAATGTTGCAATCGTGAAAACATCATAATCTGCATTACTTGTGTCAATTGCAGTTATTTCAGAAGCTCTCCCCCCAGTTGCTAACATTACAACATCACTAACTTTATATAGGTGTTGTTTATTTACTCTTACGGCTGTGGTTGTACTTCCTGCTACTACTGTGGCTGTTTTTATGACTTCTGCTAACCCATTTTCAATATATAATAATGCACCACCTAAAACTTGGGTATTACCAGACGGTAATCGTGTTCTACCTGGTAATCGTGTTCTACCTAATGTAGCACCACCAACCCAGTCTTCAATAACATTATCAAAAATAACTGCTCCTGCAACTCCGTCTTCTCTTGTAATTGCAATACTACCAATAGCAACAACTGCTAATGTAATGTCTTGTTTTGCTGTTCCTTCCATATCAGAAGTAGCAAAAACCCCTGCTAATCCTACGAATAGCAAAAGTAAAATTGAATATAAAATTCTTTTTTTCATCTTTTTTT